ACGTCCGTCATCTCCGTATGCTACACCACAAGCTATCTGTATTAGCTTCTGCATTTTAACAGCTTCATTAACTGCTGTTATAGTTCCTTCTGTAGACAACTCTGTAACAAATGTTTTAAGCATTGCTTTGTAATGTTTATTTTGTTCAGGTGTTAAGTCTGCTTTTCTTGTTTGATATACAGTAGGTGGTAAATCAAAACATTCATCTCTTGCATATCGTATAGCAGGTTGTAATGTTTTCTTTACTATGTCTATAGATTCAGGTCTTGGTAACCATCTCCATTGACCAACTTTCATCATTACTAATTCTTTAAAAGCTGTATAAGTTTTAGTAACATACGGACTGCCTACTAGTTTAGACAATGCCCAAGCATCTGTTGGTTCATTAGGTGTAGGTGTACCAGTCATTAACCACAGCCTTATATCAGGGTGATGTTCAATCCATTTACGTAGTATACGAAATCTTTTAGTTGATGGTGTTCTGTATATTGCGGCTTCATCTACAATAAGTAAATCAAATATATCTTTAGCTGTGTCGGCTATAATATTAAATCCATCATGGTTAATTATAAAGAAGTCTG